CCAATACCATTAAATCGTTCTACCGAATCGGCAAATCTTTCAAATGCATCAACACCTTTATTAACGGTATCTGCATTCTCTCCTAAATGGATTGCAGATTCTATAGGGGATTTATTACCACTTAAAAAGTCCAGTGCTGTAGAGGCTGCATTGGCTAGAGAACCTACGAATGAACCCCCACCAAATGCGGCAAGTCCTGCACCTAATGCTCCTAGTGCAAGTACTGTTTCATCAATCTTGTCTATATTTCCCAGACCACCTATTGAAAGTAAAGTAGCAACTTCATTCTTAATTGATTCTCCACTCATCACTCCATCGCCGATTCCTGCAAAGAATGAACCAACGCCAAAGGCCGCAAGTCCAGTACCTAATGCAGTTAATGATCCTACTGCCTTAGTTACTCCTTCTCCTGTTGCATTTGGGTCTTCTGCAATAGAAAGTAAATGGCCAACTGTTTCACGTATTGCCTCTCCCTGGCCTTCGTGTGAACCTTTTGCAAAGAATGCACCTACTCCGAATTTAAGTAATCCACCTGATAAGGCTCCTAAATCATCAGAAACTGCTTGACCTGATCCTAAATTAGGATCTTGTGATATAGAAAGTAGTGTTGCAACCGAGTCTTTTACCTCTTGTGCCTGAGTTGCACTTGCTGCATTTGCAAAGAATGATCCAATACCAAAGGCAACGAGTCCAGTTCCTATAGCGCCAAGAGTACCGAATACTCTTAAAGTATCTCCTTCTTTACCTGGCAATTGAGCAATACTTAAATATGTGGCTACTGCCTTCTTAACTTCCTGTGCAGTGTCATCAGAAGCGGCCTTTGCAAAGAATGACCCTATTCCAAATGCAGCGAGGCCAATGCCTATTGCACCTAGTGTTCCCATTACTCTTAAGGCATCACCTTCTTCGCCTGGTAATCTAGAAATTTCTAATAGGTCTTTTACATTAGCAACAATCTTTTTGCCATCCATCTTTTCTAGTGTATCAAGTAAGAATGCACTAGAGGCAAATACTGCTGCTACACCTGCAGCTGCTGCACCAACTCCGATACCTGCACCACTAAGTAGTTTACCTACCCCGGCCATCTTACCACCGCCTGAGTCACCACCAGAAGATGAGCCACTATTTTCTGGTATACCAGAAGACCTCATGGCCTTTAATTCATCACGTATTTCTTCAAAGATACTGGCTCTTTCAGTGGCCTTTTCTTGGTCTGACAATTTATTTGCATTCATTGTCTCGAAGAAATTATCAAATCCTATATTAACCCTATCACTCATTTCCAAAGAGGCTTGTTGGATCTTTTTCATCTCCAATAAGTGTCTTCTTGTATTTCTACCATCACGCTCAATCTCGCTAGTCGCACGATTATTCTCGGTCATGAGTTCTACAAGTTTAGATAAACTTTGCTCTTCTTTATTCGGTGGTGTAGGATTATCTTTCATTTCTTATTCCTTATCTTTAAATCGGCTATCTATCCAACATTTTCCGTAGTATATAATACCTAACCAAACGGTAAGAACAATGCCATCAAAGTAACTTAGATTATTTAATTCTGCTAAACCTTCCATTATTTTATCCTCTTTACATTACCATTTTTATCAGCCAAATAGGCAAACATTTCAACCTGTGGATATTTACTCTTTAAATCCAACAAAGCTTGTAAATTTTCTTTATGGTCATCAAACAATCTGACCCTTGCATATTCACCTGTATCTAAATACTTTTTAAACACTACTGTTTTATTTTGTGCGCTGTTTCCACCACCAATATTACCAGCTCTCTCAACATAAACATTTTTCATTGGTATTCCATGTGATTCAAATGTTTTGATAAAGAGTTTTTTATCGTCCATGTCTGCTCTTGCAGTAACGATAATCACTTTACTACCTTTTGCTGTGGCATTTTTAATTATTGCCTTTGCTTTTGCAATCATTCTTGCGATTGGAGTTGCTGTTTGGTAGAATATTTTGGCTGATTTAAATTCACCAAAATCATATTCCTCTTGGTTACTTAATTTATAATCATTGAACTGTTGAGGAGTTAATGGTTTTGTTTTACCAGTAGTTTTGTTTTTAACCAATACACGAGCTTTTGATACAAACATAGTATCATCAATATCAAAGATTGTTAAACCTTTGCCTGCAGCTTCTATAATGTATTGTTTAAAACTTTGCATTATTTCTTACTCGAAAATGCCTGTGAACCAAAGAATGCGGCCACAATACCTGCAACGGCTACAAAATAAGTTGCCGCCATATCTCCTAGTATATTACTTGCTTGTTCAAGTCCTGCCAATACTGCGATAACAACTGCAAATGGATATAATAACATCCCACCTAGGGCAAACCATGCCATTTTACGTTGTGCATCTCGCATTGCATCTGCATCTTCGAGTTCTTTTCTTTTGAACTCCATATACATTTCTTGTTCTTTACGAGAAACTTTGCCGTCACCATTTGTATCAGCTGGATGATGACCACTTGCCTTAATTTCTTCTTCCATTACATACCTCTATAACCCGTTTTGGATTTATGTTTTAAATTTTCTTCCTCTATATGTTGTTTTAAAAGGGCAACATATATTTGCCTCTCCCATGGTATCATACCTTCTAATTCAGTCAACCTATATCCATGATGTTGCATTAATGCAAAATTAGTTTGGTAAAAATTTTCCAAACTTTCATGTGAGAGGCCTATGAAAAAAAACTATTCAGTCCTTTCAGTTCGACCTCATTCACTGTTTTACACTTATTACAAGTAAACTCAGTATAGTATGATACTGCTGGAGTATCTTGGAAGAATGCCTGAACCAACTTAAACTGTTCTGAACTTAGACTTTCAATGAATTCTTCCAAATCTTCTTTGGTTTCATTCTTTGCATCGAACACATTATCATCATCAAAGATAGAATCAATACACTCTATAATTAAATCCATAATTCCTTCAACAGAATTAAATTTTTCTGGATTAATTCTTCCAATTGTGTCAACAGATGGGTATTTCATTTTAATACCAACACCTTGTTTCTTATCAAGGATAATGGTATCACTCATTTCTTTTTCAGGTTTAGAGATAACCACATCATCTATGTTAACAGAAATAGGATTCATTGTTCCACATTCTTCTGTCTTGCATTTGATTTGGATATTCATTTCTTCTCCAACAGACTTTGCTCTTAGTTGTAAAAACAACATTTCGATATCAAAGACTGTTAAATTATCTAATGTATCCAATTCATAACAAGACTTGATGATATTTCTAACTGCTTGAGTTATCTGTTCGGGGTCATTCGACTCCAAGGCAATCATCAGTACCTTTTCTTCTTTTACCAAATATGGTCTCATATTTAATTTGGCTCCAGTAGAGGGTAATTCAACCGTATACCGAGGCACATTCATTTTTGGTAATGCCATTATATTCTCCTAATTATATTATATTCCTAAAGCACCCAATGCACTTCTAAATCCAGATAGGGTAGAAGATAGTGGGCCTTCGGGAACGTAGTTATCGTAACTAAATGTTACAGTCATTTTCTGGGCAGCATTTTCACTATTGTTGTCCAGAGTAATTCCAGCCACAGTAGTAGGAAAGGCATTCTCTAACCTTACTCCATAAACTGGAATGTTCTTTGAATTCAGTTGCTGTATTACAACATCTGAAGTAAATTCTGTTTTATATTTTGCGTGATACTTATCCGTATCAAAAACTTGTTCTAACCAATTATCAAATAATGTTTTCATATAATAATCATTGGTTAGTAAAAACGTGCACTGTACATCCTCATTGATAAATGTATATGGAATCTTTACTGCCTGTTTTTCTGCAATGTAATCTAGGGTCGTAACATTACGACCAGGGATTGTTACGTTTTCACATAACATAGATATGTCTCTAGGATCATTAACTAAAGATTTAAGGCCGCCACCTGATGTCAACGCGCCAATGATATTTCCACCTAACAAAGATCCTTGTGGAGGAGTAAAGATAATTTGGAATCTATTTGGCTTTGCAAGACCACCACGTTTACCTATAGTACTTTTTAATTTATCAATCGACATACGTTATCTCCCTGAGTAAATCTTTCTGGAATCTGCCCATACCGTTCTAGAGCTCTTCTTCTTAAACTGTTGAATTGGTAGATATATTGCTGTTTCCCAATCCGTCATAGGCACTCTGGTTATTTGAGATTTAACGTGAGAGGCTAAATATCGTTTGAAACATGGTTCAAATTCTTTATACTTTCTTACACCTTGCAATAAGTCATATTTAAGTCTCATTAATCTGCTATCAGGTTTTAATTCTTTAGGGGCAAGTTTAAATAATTCGTTAAGTAATCTTGCACGTGCTACGGGATTTATATAGTGTAAATTAAGACCTGTAAATCCACCCGGTGCTGGGCCTACAATAATTGTAAGAGGGAATCTATCATAATATGGTAAATCCTCTTTTGTTTTAGGGTCATAGAAATACATACACATATCGCCAACAAGAGGCTTACTTCTCTTTTCTAAGGCAGGATCCTTAAGAATTTTAGTCCTTGAGGGTATTGCTAATTCCTTTACCTTTTTTGAAAACCATTCTTCAGACTTAGGAGTCCTAGAACGGATTCCTGCCCTAAAAGCCGCTGCACTGATTGTATCGAATATTGATGCCATATAACTATTTATATTAGCCTTTAAGTAGTTTTATACCAAGATTGGATAAAGTGTCTTCGGTCCAGACCTGAAATTTCCAACCTTTGTGATCTGCATATTGCTGTGCTGCAGTCCATTTGGAAGTATTTTTGATATAAGTAGTCACCTCGTTAATATATCTTTTTGTCTTACGAGATGGCTTTTTAGGTGGTTGGGTTTCTTTTTTGGGTTTAATTTCAACCAAAATAATCTCTTTATTATCTAGTTCTACCAATAGGTCTACATAATATCTATGGAGTTTATTATCTGTTTTACATTTATAGGGTACTACAATCTCTTCCGAATTCCATTTCTTTACTCTCGGATTTGATTCACACCATCTAAATGCTTGTCGTTCCCATAGAGAACGATAAACAACTTTATATGGATCGCCCATATACTTTGCTTTATTCTTAATTGTGTATTTCCCTTTATAAGCCATTATAAATACTCTTATATGTTAAAATATTATTTATAAGGTAAATTTACATGGCCGGAGAACAAAAAACCGAGGAAAATAAGCAGACCCAAGAAACCAAAACATTTGTATTCCCCTCAAGGCTAAGAAGTGAGGTGGATGGAGGGGCTGCTCATATTAGAATTCAAACACTAGACGCAGATGGTATAGGGCCTACTGTTCACTTATATATGCCACAGGGAGTTAACGTACCCGATGCTGCAAACTTTACTACAATGGATTTAGGACTTATAGGTGGTGCAGAAGGAGTTGCTGAAGGTAGGGCAACTGAAGCAGATGCAATTGCAAAGGCCGCTATGGCTGGTGGGTTGATAGATTTAAAGGCTGGTGGTGCAACTTTAGGATTAGGAGCGGCCGCAGGTGGAGTTACTGCACTGAGAGCAGGTATTGCATCTAATCCATATACTGAAACTCAATTTGTAAATAGTAATATTAGGTCATTTGGACTTACGTTTAAACTCGTATCTGAATCAGAAGAA